CACCGTGGTCTCGTAACCCTAATACACTCATTGAGCTCAAAGGGATAGATTCCTCCACGAGTGTTACGACCTACAGGGCTGGCCCCGCCGTTAACCACAGGCTCACTACGTCCACACACGACCAACCAGAAACGATGTGGTTCCCACGGAACTCATCCTTAGACGTCCAGAGGATAAGGGTCTATAAAACCCAAATCCCAGTTGGCCCTAAACAAGGCCAACTCGTCTAAGCCTCTCCTTTCTTCGTCAGACTGATAAGTTGCAGGAACAACGAACCAGCCCCGCTCATTTTCCGCCTTATAGGCGGGACGCTTCCAGACAAAGGAAAGCGCACTCATTCGCTTGAGCTTGCGATAAGAGTAAGTCCGACGTACGGAACCGCAGGACGGATTCCATACGTCTCTCTTCAAACCCCCCATTCTCCCGTGTGTCCACAAAGACGACCGCAAAGCCTCGGCCTCGCACGGGCTAGGATCCCTTCCGGTGATCACTAGCAACTCCTCAGGAAACGAACGGTCAACGACCGGTTCCGGCAAGGGCGTATAAGTTCTACGCACCCTGAGGCCCGACTCTCTCAGATGAGCCGGGTAGCCATAATGGCCAAGTTGAGAAGGGAGGAAACCCCATCTCCTACCGATCCGACACCTGTTCCAGGCGTCGACCCAACACTGGGCAGATGTAACGGCTTTCGCCATATGCATCATACCACAGTAATCGGTAAGAGCTCCTCCTCTCCTTAAATGGCGTACTTCACGCCATTTCCCACCTTGCCTGAGAAAAGCAGTCGAGTTGACCTCGGCTACGTTCTCAGCCCGAATTGTCTTGTCATCATTGAGTCGGTACCCAGAAGGGTAGTCCTGCATGGTGACATAACGTGATGCCGAGATGACACAGTCATCCCCATTCACGAGATATCGGGCTTCACTATCAAACCGCGCTGCCCAGGAGGCAGCACAGTAAGACTGAAGGCACAAAAGGGGGAAGGAAAGGTAGGACCCCATCATCTGTCCTTGACGGACTCGCTTCAACGCACCATCCTCAGCCTGAAAAACAGGGCTAAGAGAACCCTTCGCCAACAAACGAAGGGAACGAGGAATCTTCACAGAGGTGAAGAAGAGTGCGTCCAGGAGTGTCTCGGCCACGTCGTGGCGAAGACCGTCAGTTGCCGCTACCAGATCGACAGAGGTCTGATAGTTGTTGACAAGGACAGATTTCATCCTTTCTTCGGTCGGAGGACCGCAAAGAAGCCAGTCTTGCTTGCCTAATGTGTGGTACATCAGACTATGCATTGGCGCAAGAAGGTCAACTCTCTCATCAAAGATGAGGAGCGGACGTTTCTTGCCCGCAGACTGGACTTCTTTGTAACGCGCGAAGAACGTGCTGCTAAGCTCGCTCTCCTTGGTCGCGCAATTAAAGAAGTCATCCCTACGGCCGGCCCAAAGGCGGTCGGCGCGAGATCGCTTAGGCTCTCTCGCAGTGGGGTTAGGAACGTGACGACCGACGAAGTCGTTATAGTTCTTATCCCACCCGGCAGGGAACACCCGAGTTGCCACACGCCGGACGTGAGCAAGGTACTCGGGGGATGAAGGGGGAGGTTTAGAGAGCACGTTCTCTTCCCACTGAGAACGTACTGACGGAGTGTGCAGGGAGCAACCCGATGGCAGGTTGCGCTTAATCGAGGAAACGGAGTGGGCGAGCCCCCACCGATCTCTTCTACACAATCTCTGTAGCGAACAGAGACCATTTTCCCCGCGGCGCTGGCGCCGCGGGAAGGCTACAGGAGTCCGCTCCTTACCCTGTAGCAAAAGAAAAGAGAGGAAACGAGAAAGTTCACCAGGATTGCTGTCCGGTAGCTCAGAGTACGGAAGACCGTACCTGACCCGAATCAACAACAACCCATTGTGGATCGTTTCCTTGATGTCACGATCTGTCCGAGAACAGATGCGACATCGCTTAACGGTAGAACCTCTGGAGGAATTATCTACCGAGCGCGTAACGGGCGCCACGCGGCTACTGCCGTGATTGGAAGTCATCTTACGCAGAGCAGACATCGACAAATAAGTCAAGATATCTGCGTTTCC